CTGAATCACCTTTTCATCAGAGCGACAAGTAATTGTTAATTGAGAATCAGAATTAGACGCACCATCATCCCAATCCGTTGAACCACCAGAATCAGAATATAGGGTATAAACAGAAAAAGCTACGCGAATATTTGTATTGTACTCAATCCGCCCAGCAATATTAGAATCGTTTTGGCCAGGTACTAAATAAATTAGTCCTGCATCCATCGTATCACCAATATCAACACGAATATTTCCAGGTCTAGTAATCGAGCTACCGTTAGCCGGAATCCATTGTAATACGAAAGCATAATAAACATCTGGACTAATAAGAATTAGTTCGGGAAAAGTCCAATAGCTCGTCGATGGGTTGTTATGAGTAAAAGCACTATCTGTCATCGTTTTCGATACGCTAGAAATAACGCCACCAACGATGTCAAGTAAAGGCTGCCCTCCCTGAGTTAGCCCGGTATCTATAGCGTAAAAAACAGATAAGATTAAGCGACCATCATCATCCGTAACTACAATTTCGCTTGCATCATTATCTGTTTTTTCAAAAACCAAACCAACAGTTGAAACAATAGCTGCTAAATCATCCGTTCGCCGATAGACATAAACAAAGTGAGGTTCCGCAGAGCTAGATCCAATCACGCCCCGAGTTGTGTAATTAGCAACCGTATGATTGCCAACATCGCCCGTTAACGTTTGTCCCACCGATACTGGTAAATCTAGTTCGTGCCAGTTTTCGTTGTTATAGTATTGTAAATTCCTATTCTTAACATAAATTGTGTCAAAAGTATTACATTTTAAATTACCAGGCGCCCAACCAGTTGAAACAATAGCTGCTGCCGTTGTTCCAGTGCCATCATTATTCGTTGTCGTATCAATCCATGATGCCCGAACTATTGCACCATGACGTGCATTCGTCGAATGCTTTGCATCCGCGATAACGATCGGAATCGGCTCTCCTAATGTGCTTTCCGGCGCAGCCGGAAAAGTATCGTCCCAATACCGATCTGGAATATCCCCATCTTTAAACCATGTATCACGACATTCAATCGAAGCAATCTCGGCATCAAAGCTAACATCAATAATTTCTAATGTTTGTCTAACCCTATTACTTGGTGCAGTAATAGTAGTATCTTGCGGCGTTACAACATAATAGAGCGTAGCAGTAGAGCCGTGAAACTCGTGATTATTTTTTAGATTCGCTAACGTCCGAAAAGCTCCACCATCGTAATTAATCGGATTATGCGCATACATTCGCAAGGTAACATCATGCCGCACGCCTAAGTTTCGCTCAATAGAGCGCACAACGCGCGGAGCTTCGGCGAGTAACGGGTAAAGTATTCCGTTACCCGAATAAAGTTCATCCTCGTAATAGTAATCAGTCGACACCCAAATAGTTGATGTGCCAGATCCGTCGCTCTTATTGAAAACGAGCTTTACATAATCGACGTGCTTGTCTTTAAAAAGCCTACTCATCCGTCATTCATCATTATTATGAGCTAACCTTCCAAGCGTTAATTCTATATCCCAAAGATTCACATCTGAGCGCCGTTGCCAAGTTTCACGACAACTTTCAACCACAACATGCTCAAGGCGATGCTGCCAAAGCGCGATATCCGAAGCGGTATCATCGTAAAGAAAAAATGGCCAGTTGAATATCTGTGGAAGAGCAAGAAATTCATCCACCTTCGCTCGAGTTACACTCTTAAAAATTAACGTAATTCGCTTTTCAATCGCATAAGGAAGCTTTCCGCCGGGAGGCAATATTTCTTCTATTTCAGTTAAGTCATCTTCCTGCAATGGTTTTTCTGGCTCAACACCAAACGAAAAACCTTTTGCAAAGTATAACTTCGAAAGCATTAGCGCTTCGGCATCTGCGCTATTTGTTTTGACACGTAAGGCATAACCTCGCTGTACTGTTGGGGTAAATTGCTTTACATAATCTTGCTCGTGGATACCAATTAAATGCGATTCTTGAATAGGAGAAAGCGCCGTGCTGGATACATCGGCCCAAACATTGCTCGAATTGCGCTCCCTAATAACCATATCGAGGGAAGAAAGGGTCAACATCTTATCTGCTCGAGCAACGACCATATGATCGGCTTCAACGTCAACCCCAAATGCGTAAGCAAAAGAAATATGCCCTGTGCTTGCCTGAGAACGTCCAGAACGATTTCGCGGTCCAGAAATCAGATCATAATCATCGTAGCCGCTCGCAGTTGCACCATCAACATAGTTTGCAACAGTTGCATTCTCACCTGCTGTGTTTGTTAAAATTTTAAGCATAACTGGCGTAGTGCTTCAATCGTAGTCCGTTTATAGTAATGTTAAATAAATTATCCGCAACAGCCTCACTTGTAAGCGATTGCATAATTACATGCCAAAGCTTTCCCGGTAAATAAACCTCTGTCGAATCATAAATAAACATCGCATCGTTGAAAGGTTTATATTGATCTTGCTTAAAGCTTGTTATGTCGCTTCTTGACACATTGTTAATTTGGATAGAAAAAGAGTAGTCACAGACATAGGAAACTCCACCAATACTGCTAACTTGGTCTTTTCGATCAAACCGAACTTGCTCAATATTATGGTCCGAACCAAATTCAAAAGATTCGGAGAAATAAAGTTTTTGAATCGTGAAAGTATCATCAGTTGGCGCAGCATCCACCCATTTTAGCCGGTAAGCGGATGCATCCGTAATCTTGTCAAAAGTAAAACAAAAACAATCACTCTTTGGTCCGATTAGTAAACTAGCATCATCGGTTGCGTTAAATAGAGTAATATCAACCCATCCCAAGGATTCATCCAACGATGAAATGGCATAATCATCCAGATCTGTCAGGGTGTCCGCACCAGGTCCAATAACACAGGTATCAGCCGTCAATACATAATCATCATTCCTTTGGTAAGTTAAGTGATCGGCATCAGATGTGTGCTGAATGCCGTACCCTAGATAAACCGGACCACCGATCAGATTGTAAATTTGACCGGAAACAATATCAGCCCCATCACGCCGCGGCCTTGCGCAATCTCGATAAACCGTATTGGTAATAAACCGTAGAGCCATGTAGTACCATTATGGGATATTTGTGTTTAGTCTTTTAAGACGAGGCGCCTTAGGCGGACCGCCGCTGCCGATCTCTTCTACTGCATCGGCTGCTTCTTCTGCCGCTTCACGTACATCTTTTATGCCTTGGAGTAATTTACCAGAATTATTTTTCCAGGCATTTCCGGCTTTCGCCGCTGCTTTACCGAATGACGCCGGTAGATCAACTCCAAGAAACGTATTAGAAAACTCTTGGAGCGGGTCTTTAATTGCAGAAGTTCCCTCAGTTCCAACCCTTTCCATCTCACCAATAGCGTCAGTTCGGAAAGATTCAAATGCTCTAAAGAGCGCAGCCAGATGATCGGCGGATTCGAAATTCAAGTCTGATATGCTTCCGATGCCCCTTTGCTTTAACTCTTCAAATGCTCCTGCAACTTCCGGCCCCCAACGGTCAGAAACAAAGCTCGCCATCTCTCCGAAATCAGAAATGCCAAGCTCTTTCATTTCGTTGATAACGCCTTCGAAAGCTTTAAGCGCTAGTGCTGGTTGAGTATCAAGCGTATCAATAAAGAGTTGTAGCGTTTCGTGAACATCACCAAAATCAGCGTTTGCAATTTGTCTAAAGCCACGGATGCCGGTTTCAAACTCTTCAAGGGAAATCTTACCTTGTAAGAAAAGCTGAGAAAGACCTTGTGTCGCTTGCTCTGCGGTAACGCCCATCGAATCCAATAAAGAACCCGCATTCAATAGAAGCTCATTATAGTTCGAGGCGTCCGCTTGAATAGCTTCTCCAAAAATTGCATTGAAAGCCTCGGCGTTCTCACCGCCCCCTGTAATGATCTGAGCAAGCCCCTGAGTCAGTCCAACAGCTTCCTGCAGTAAGGGGTTCGTTGCGTTCAAGTCTTGTTGAACTTGAGCAAAGTCGATGCCGAATATATCCGGGCTTGTTCCACCGACAGTTGAAAAAGTCGAGCCGCCGAGCATTTCGGAAATCATGTCCCGAATCTCGCGCCTAATTTGCTCGAGTGGATCGCCGCCGCCACCGAAAGGATTGAACTGCGTTCCTAGAAATGAAGCTCCGAATGTTGGAATAGCAAGCGCTGCCGCCTCCGCATAATTAAGCCGATCTCCTTGAGCGTAATTATTTGCTGCATTAGCCCCATAATAAGCTAATGCACCTCCGCCGATAACCCCTCCCAAGCTAATGCCCCCAAAAGTACCATTTGCGAAAGAACTTCCCGCCCCGGCACCAAAACCCCCACCACCAAGCAATGAACCTAAACCGAATCCGCCCAAGATTCCACTAGCACCTTGCCCGGTTGTTGTCCCAGTAGTGCCGGAGCCTAATAGTCCTATTGAATGAAGCCCCGCAAAATTAGCAGTCGCCTGCGCTAATAACTCAGCACCAAATTTAATCGCCGCGCGAGTAAGCATGTTTTCAAGCACGTCTTTAATGTTACCCTCAACCGCGCCGATTAGAATATCTTCCCAAAAAGAAACGGATTCCTGAAACGCTTCTTTTGTCTCGTCGCGAATAGCATCATGAATAGTTGTTTCGCTCTCTTTAACAACTGCGCCAGCCATAGTCTTACTTACATTAAGAGCAAGTTCTTTAATCTTAGGATTATTTTGATTTGCTTCATCGATACCATCTAATATTCCTTGATAAATATTTTGCTCCATTCGTTCGCGAATTTGTTCAAAATCTGCTGTATTCCCAGCCCGGATGGCGTCCTCCAAGGATTCTTTTAAAGATTCAAGCTCAATGCTCCGCTGCAAATTAATATATTTTTTCTCAAGCCCCTCTATCGTTTTGATTAATTCTTTTTGCTCTTTTGAAAGTTCTTTTGTCTGCGTTGTTTGCTCTTTTGTTTCCTTTGTATTTATTTCTTGCTGTCGCCTAAGTATATCAAGGCGTCGCGTACCCTTTTCCCATAAATCAATATTAGCTTTCACTACTGCTTTTTGGGCTTCATATGCCCTAGAAGTAATTCCCGCCGTATTACCGATCTTCTTTAGCTCTTTTTCCGCAATCAACATTTGAAGCGCCCAGGCGTCAACATTAGCTTCGGCCTGTTCAATAGTTTTTGCGGAATTTACCATCGTCTGATTATTTTTTGATATAATCTTGGTGAAATCCGCTGTTGTCGCGCCCGCGAGCGAAGCCGTATCGATCCATTTTGCTAGTGCTTTTACTTGCTCAAGAATTGCCTCAGTCGCTTCGCCCACTTGAAGCGCAAAAGCTGCAATGTCAATCTCACTAAGAACTCGAGCAACTTCTTGGAAAGCTTGCGCTAAAGCTTCATTTTCGTTTAGTTGCCTAACAAACTCATCTGTTAAATTCGAAAAGGCAACGCGCGCTATTGTCGCACTTTGCCCCGCATTTAACTGAACTTCACCAAGTTCTTTTGCTTTTTCGGCTATCTTCTCAAGTGCCGCAAAACGAAAAGCTTCCGCTTTCTCCGTTTCGGTTAATTGTGCAACTGTTTTGCCTAACTCCGTAGCATAGCGCTGTTGCGCCTCGGCTGCTTTAATCGTAATGCCTAAGTTGTCTAAAATTAACGGAGAAGCTCGACCGACACCGGTAATTAAATCACGAAAAGATTCATTGGCTGTTCTTCCGACCGCTGCGCCTAAACGTGTTGCCGCTTCGGCCATATCAGCAAGCTTACTAGGATCTAAACCAAGCTGAACGGCTTGGTTTGCGGATTGCATTAATTCAAAATCCGTAACCATCCCCTGCGTTGCTTCGCGCAGAGCAACTAATGAATCGCCAGCAAGCAAACCGGCTTGCCGTTGAAGCGTTTCGAAGCCTTTCGCTACTCCTTCGACAACTTGTGCTCGATCTAACGCAGAGAATAATTGTCGAGTAACTCCGGCAACCGCATTAAAGCCTTTTCTTGCTAACTCAAGCCCTTGGTTCAACTCAGTCCAAGAAACGCGAAGCCCGCGATTCTTCTGATCTAAGCCCGAAACAGTATTTCCAAGATTTTTTAAATTACGTTCCGCAGATTCCGTCTTAGCAGCAAGCCTGATAACCATCTCTTGCGTCGTTGCCATAACCTTTATTCCCTACTCCCTACTCTGCAAACTTTTAAAGTAAATGGTCATCGTTTCAAGTAGCTCAATTGTCTCAGCATCCGTAGCATCCGCCATCTCTAAAAACTTCCACGGCATCCGCTCGGCGAATAAGCCAAAATTCCAAAGCTGCCAAAATGCAAAGAATATTTCTATACTCTCTTGCATATGAAGCGCATTACGGCATTTTTCGCTCCAACACTTCGGCTCCGCCTTCACATTTAAGTAATGGCCTATACAAGCACTGCAAATTAACCGATCGCTTTTTGCCCAGATCTCAAGGCGTTTCTTTAACGTTCGCTCGAATCCGGGCGGGATTCCTTTCCCGACTTCTCGCTGTCCTCCCTTGCTGCGCGATCATAACTTGATACTAAATCAAGCATTAATCCCGTATCAAGATAACTAAGCAAGTCCTTCTTTTCTTGCTCGGAATACTCCAGCCAACCTTTTTTCAAAACCTTCCATCCGGTTATATGCGTTTCAAAAAACTTCAGCATCATCTCTGCACGCTCAACCACTAAGCCAGCATCCCCACCATCAACCGCTGCGATAAAGCCTTTATTTGTCGCACGTCGCTCCATCGCGTAAGGCACACGCGTAATTTGTAACTCTAATTCAGGGTCTTTACTCGGGAAAAGAACTTTAACCGTTCCCGATTCTAGCTTCCGGTTTTTGAATTGCTCTAGTATCGTACTCATTTGTCCTTTGTGCTCCTAATCGTGGTTATAGAAGCACGAGACTCGACGTGCACCATCACCGTTCCGCATTAATACACACCACGATTGTCAAGCCCCGCGCTAATTTTACAGCAACATTGCCGAACGTGTATTAATCAAGGCAATCCGTGGAGCTGTTACCCCCGTCATTCCCGTGGGAGCGCTCGTCGCCTTAAAAAGCCTATAAGTAACGCTTGGCGCTAGTCGCTGATCTCTTTGAGGGCCATAACCTGGCGCATCAATAGCTTTAGCAGATGGAAATTGAAGCTTATAAGATTTATACTCCCCGCTACCAATCTGCGTACCCTTAATGTATATCTCGACCTTTTTATCGGTCTGATCGTCTCTGTCTTTTCTTGGGTCATGATCAGATTGATCCACGTCTGCATAAGTCAAAGTTAATGTGGCATCATATGCCTGAAGTTGAACCGGCTCCGTAGGATATTTTGTTTCAACTCCACGAAAGGGATGCACAGCATCAAGCGGTCGATTAATATTCAGTTCAAAAGAAAGCACCTCTTTATTATCAGCAAGAGCAAGCGCAGCACCCGACGCAGTATTTATCCGACAATGCAAATTAGCCCCACCAACTAAAGCAAACTCTGGCGGATCGCTAGGTAAACTTAGGCCATTTAGATCCGTAGCAGAATTAACAACCGTAACGCTAGTTGCCGCAGAATAATCAACTTTGCTCGCAACACCAACAGCCGTAACCGTAGCAAAATTATTCGAATCTCCCCGGATAGTGAGCTGATTCCACTTCACCCCCGGAATCTCGATCACTTCATCTGTTTCAACCTTCCAAGCTAAGGTTTGGAAAATGCCTAAATTGGAACCGGCAAGATCTATATTGTGTAAATAATCGCCCTGCCCACCCGTTTGCTCAGCAGGACTTGCGCTTGAGCTGCCAAACACCGCTGCAATAATTTCATTTATTAATCCGTCATATTGAAGAGAAGCATTCACCGTAATACTCGGATCAAAAGCCCCTTCTTTAACGTTTCGATGAATATTACTTGCATCCGTAATTGGTAAGAACACCGGATTATCAGCTAAGCTAATCGAGTCATAATGAAATAGTCCAACCGAACTCGTTAAATCAGCCGCTACACTGAAAACCCAACTCCGATCAAGCGCCGCTTTTGCGTCCGTAAATTCAATCTGAGCCATCTTCTCTTATCTCCTCTTCCTCTTCGGGTTTTTCTACATCCGCCAGTTCATCCACAATTACTTGGATACCATTGCGGCCCTTTATTTTATTTTCCCATTCAGCGGGAATCTCAAAAGCTTTCTTGCCTTTCGCCTTGCAATTACCCATCGTGATTTGTTGAATAGCTTCATTGATGGATAAAGTTCTAACTTCGCCCTTGTTCGTGTAAACAGTAACATTTAGTTCTTCTGGTTTTCGTCTAAAAGCCATTAATATACCCTCAAGTAAATTGAGCCGGTCTTGCTTCTGCCGTTAATTCTAAATCAACAATGCACATCTCTTCACTCGGTATGCCGTCCGGAGCACGCTCAATAGTCGGTATGCTTTGAAGCGTTTCGAGCGTTCGGTCTACCGTGCTTGATAGAGTAGTACCCAAATCTTTTATCGCTCCTCGCACATACCGCGCATGCTGAATTGCCATATTCACTTCTTCCGGCCAGTAGTAACCACGCACTAAAATTAAATAAAGCCGGTTTGCATTAGAGGCAAAATCAGCAAACAAATTATCTTGTGCGGTAACCTGAACGGCCCAACAGCGAAGTTGTTTGTCGCTTTTGCCTGTAATATTCGCCATAAGAAATGCGAGTTTTGCATTTTCCGTTCTTCCGGCGAACTCAAGAAGCTTTGACTGGATATTTCCCCCGCTATCTGCAAAGCCGAGGCTGGTTGTCGCAATGCTCTGTATTCCGGCAATGATCGGACTCCTAACTGTATCTTCTGTTGAATTAGTTGCCACGGCCAAAACTCACCGAGCGAACGGTTTCTATTTCTGTCGGAAGCGCTGCGCCCGAATCATCGTAATCATAGCGAATCGGTAAAGACTTCTTGAGGCGATTGTACTCTGCGGTATGCCGCTCATATTTATCCGCCCACACGTCGGTCGAGTCTGAAGATAAGTCATTAACGCCAAGCATCGCAGTTTTCCAGATCACAAGATTTCGCGCATCTTCCGCTTTCAAGCGGCGAAGCTCAAAGCCTTGGCCTTGCAAATCTTTCTCGACTAACTCCTCGGCAAGCACGATCTTTTCGGCTAACCACTGAGCACCTTTAACATCCTCAAAAGCACTCTCGATTGTATAAATATCATCCGCCTCAACACCGAACCGGGACGTCAGCGCATCCGGGCGATACATCAATACTTGCTTTACGGTATGGCAGACATCGCCCGAAGATTCATATTTGAAGTTAATTACAACGTAGTACGTTTCATAACGAACTGTGCTGTATGGGCTTGCGTCAGTAATCTTGCCGAAAGTAACTAGCTTTTCGTTATCGTTTAGCCCATCTGTCCAGCTTGTAACCTCAGTTACTACTGAAGCACTTAACGTATCCCCAACATCCGCAATCTGCTCATTGGTCGGAGCGGAAGAGTAAACCCTAGCGCCAGAAAGCGTTGAAACAGGGACCGTTTTTTCACCGTCCCTGGCGCTAAAGCTTACTGTAAAGGTCCGTCCAAATACCGCCATTATTAGGCATCCGTAATGTTCTTAACGTTGATTACGCCCCTGTGACCTAAATCAGCAATAAGGTTTGCTAGTACAACTTTTGTTATGCCTGCGGTACTTGTAGCCCCAAGGGTCGCACCGGCTGAACCAACGAATGCGGCTGCACCTGCGTCATTTAAGCTATAAATCATGCTGGCCTCAGCAATACCGCTCATTATCCCGCTGGTTGGCTTCCCCGCTGAGTAAGTCACCTGAGAGCCATCATAACCAACGGTGTCAAAACCTCTCGCAAAGTTCAATTTGTCAGTTGTCTTTCCCATTTCAACACTTATCCTCTTTCTTGTCTCTCTTGTCCGCTATTTCATGCGCTTTCTTTTCAGCTTCCCGAATCGGCGGGCAAGATTTACCCTCACGAATTGCTTGCTTGTGAATTACTTGAACTAAGTCCTCCCGTGCGTTTTTTCTCGCTTCGTACTCGTTCATCTGGCGCATCCTCCTCAATATAACGGCTCAACTTTTGAACAACACGCGCATAAAATGCTGCCGTATCCCCAACTTTCGGAAAGTTTCCAAATCCCAAAATTTTTGCGCCCTTCTCATGTAAGCGCATAATATTTTCAAGTTGATCCTCTCCGTAAAGCATTGGAATATGGGCAATATGCGTTTTAACTTCTTCGTGCCGCTTACCTGTATCGTCGTGCCAGATTTTCAAACCCGGAGTCGATTCGATTTTCACATATGCGTAACTTGGTTCATTCATAGCGTGGTCCTATGTCTTATATGAAATACGGGGCGATCTTCATCGCCCCATCAAGCAATATTATCAATTACGTATCCGAAAGCACTCCACATGCTGCCGTATCATTATGCTCGGCAATATGCCAGAAGGTGTAAGCATAAAGCTCAACCCAAGGCGTTGCTGCGTGCGGTGACTCCATCTCAACATTAAAGCCGTTCCGCCCGTCAATGCCAGCACAGAAAGCAGCAGTAGGATCCCAAATACAAGCAACGTCGTCACTGCCAGATGTCGGAAGCCCATCAGTTTGATACATATCAATATCAAATAAACGTCCAACCGGAGTTGGCGCAGTGCTAAGGCCCAAGATACCGAGATCAACCTGAGCAACAAACGCCGTCGCAGTGATATCGGTCAATTCCTTGGCAAGCTCATTAATGCCCTTGTAATCAAACATACCGACCATGCGACCACTAAAAGCGCCTTTCATTGATTTCACAACTGCATATCGTGAATCAAGAATATCGTCTTTTGTTAGCGTAGAGGTTGCGGTTGTTTGGGTATCAATCGAAGCAAACAACGTTTTCAATTCACTAGCAGCAAGCCGATTCAAAGCGTTTGCCATCTCGCGCCCGTATCGCTCAAGACTCGCGAACTGTCCACCAAAGCGAAGATTCTCAACAGTAATTTTCGCAGCAGCGGCTTTCTTTACACCAGTTGCCGTGGTGGAAGTATCCGTCAATTCATGATTCCCTGAAAAAGTAACTGCTGTTGATTCGGATTGCCCTGCAGCGGTTAAGCTCCCCGACTTCGCGAACTTAATAACATTCGTGTCATCTGGAAAAACATCAGTCAAAACTAAAGGAAAAACCACATCATTTGCAACAAACGCTTCCGTCATCGCTGCGGCAACGGTATCAGTTGGGTGAATAATATTCCCCAATTCGGTTTCATAAGCCATTGTTAAATCTCCTCAATTACCTCACCGCCACAACATCGCTTTAAGCTTATGTGATCCGATGAGTTGCCCATGCTTTTCTAAGCTGCGAATCTTTGGCCAATGCCGAAACTCGTTCTTTGTTCGACATATTAGCCAACTCTCGCAACTTTGCATCATAATTTACATTGCCTCCGGCATCGCCCCCTGCTTTCGCTTCACCAGCGCCCTTTGCAGGACGAGAGGCCGAGAAATGCTTTTTCTTGTTTGTAATTTCCCGGAGAAAAGTTTCTACCGAGTCGACTTCGCCGGAAACAATAGGATTGCTTTCTGCGTCCAATTCGAACTTCTCGCCATATATAGCAAAAAAGTCCTCAAAGGCATCTGGATTAATAATGTCCTTTCCAAGTTGCCGAATCTTGTCTTTCAGCACGTGAGAACGGACTAACCCTTTTGCCTCTTTTGCTTCCTTTTCGAGCGCTGCAACGCGCTCTTTGTACTTGCTAACAAGTTGCTCTTGGGATTCTTTATCTTTCCCGCCCTCGAGCCGCTTTGTCTCGTCGGTTTCGTATTGAGCAAGCTTATCTTCAAGTGACTCAAGCCGCTCTTGATGCTTCCGTGCAATTCGAGCTGCTCTGTCTTTTTCTCCGCGAGTTCTTTCGAGCTCCTGGGTCAAGGATTCGATAGTAGGTTTGCTATCGTCGGATTTACCACCTTCCGGCACTTGGCCGTCGCCTGGCTTCGTGGTATCGCCAGCGTCTTTGTCTGCCATTATTATAATCCTCCTTTTTCTACATTTACAAGCTGTTTTATTTTCTTGGCAATTAAGTTGCTGTAAGCCCTTAAGATTTTAGCTTGGCGCTTGTCGTTGAACCCGATAATGGGACCGCGATCAGTGTGGTGTTTAGCTGCAATCCCAGCATTCGTCTCGCTATCCGAGCGCCCACCGGAAAAGAAACCTTCCGCCTCTAGGTTGCGCCGGGAGCGCATCTGGTAAGAGCGCCACATCTGGCCGGTAAACTCGAGGTCAACGCGGGAGGTTTGCTTGCCTGCGGCTTTTCGGATTTCTTTATACCACTCCGAATACCCGCGCATGGTGCGCCCTTCGGCATTCTTTCCATGCTTGGCGTTTGCTTGATTTTCGCCGAGCGTGAGGAGCGTTTGCTCTTCCACAAAGCGCTGAATTTCCCGGTCACTCAAAATACTAGAATCGATTTTGATGTTGTCTATTTGTGCCTTAAAAGCCATTTCTCAATCCGGCCCTTGTTTATCGGTGACACTTCAATAATAATCCCCTGTACGTTTTTAGAATGAAAAAGCTCCTCAAAAGAATCAAGCGCAAGAAAAAACGGGTTCGCGTAAAGGTAATTTTCCGGCGTAATTAAAACTTTTCCTTCCGGCACATGCTCTGAAAACTTTAGCTTCAAGATCTAAACCCGTACTCTTTGGCATCTTCCTTATTCATCGGAACCCAACGATGTCGGCAATTATAATGTCCGCCCACAACGAGCGGATTCTCAACAAGCGCCGGGTGCATACCAGCATGAATTTCATTTACAAGCCACATCCCCGGGACACCATGTCGAGATTCACGTAATAAAAATTGGCATTGGTCTGAAGTCTTTTTATCGTCCGGCCCCATATACCAGCGCACTTCAAATTCAAGCTCTGCGGCTTTTACTTCCCGCACTTCACGGTGAAATCTCGAGTAAGAATCAAAAACCAAATTCTCTACTTGCGCGGTAGAAAGCCCGACAAGTTGACCGTCAATCTCTGCGGCAACATCACTCACTGGGCGATCTCCAAGAACGCCCTGCACGATACCGCGCTGAAGCGGAAGAACTAAGCGATCATCAAGCGTTTCGTAAAGCTCGCTAACGTTGTTATCAATTAGCACCTCGAGCTGCTCAGCAGACGCTCCAGCTAAGCTTCGCGGCTCGCCTATTCGCCCAAAATAGCGAAGTGCTTGATCAGTTATCTGTTCAAACTCGCGCCCGTATGTTTCGGTAAATTGGAGCACCCCGGCATCTTCAAGCAAGCCACGCAAGTCCTGAATGACTTGAATCCGGTCAATAAGCTGTCGTCGCTCGCGCTCGGTAAAGACCCCATCCGATAAAGCTTCTTTAACGCGAGCTTTGTAGTTTCTAAACAACCGGTCAAATTCGCGCAGCGTTTCTTGCGCCGTGCTATCAAGAAAACGATCGTCATTATTAACGATCTGCTGAATTTGCTTTTCGGTTAAAGCTGGCATTACTTATTGTTGCTCGGTAGTATCCTCTAAATTATTTTCGTCTATAGCGAAACGATTTCTAAGTACGCCAGAAAAAGACGGCGTTGCTATTTGCCTGCGCTCAGCTAAAGTTGCATTTTCAATAAGTTCTAGATAACGCATTCGTTCTTCGTCCTCGGTCATGCTTTCGCTCGGTATGAACTCCATCCCGCTGATATAACGCTTAAGTATCGCCTTGATAATTTCAAGCCTAGTCTCTTCATCTAACGAATCCACCATCAAGCGAACAACGGTATCTTCTTGAAGCTGCGCTTCTTTGTCCTCAAGTTCAAAATCTCTTGAGATTGATACTTTAATTGCTTGAAGCGCATCGTCAGAAATATTTACGTTCTCGAATTTAGCATGCAAGCGATAAACGGCGGAAAGCCAGCCTTCGAAGAAATCAAGCGTTTCGTTGTAGAACTCCTTTAACGCAATTAAATCTTGCGCTTTACTCTCTGCGCTCTGAACTTGCTTCGTCATGTCGTCAAGCAGTTGCTTGAACTGCTTCATCCCGACACGTTTCGCCCAATGAATCAGAAAGTTGCGCTCCTTCTCGATTGCAACCGGATCGCCCGCATCGATGGTAGTTACTCCGGCAGTCGGGTTCGAAAGCGCTACCGCGTTATATTCTGATACCGGCCCAATTTCGTTTAAATCACCAACACCCGTAAAGACTGGAACACGAAAACCTTGATGGTAATTAATATTCGAGAGAATAGAGTTGCGATTTAGAATCCCGATATTTAACGGCACAACATCTTTCACCGCACTGTCTTTTATGCCACGCCCCATTAAGACAAAAGGAATCTCACCAAACTCGCCTTCACCCTCTTCGATAAGCTTATATCGGGGCTCCTCGAAAAGTTTAAGCCCTGGATCTTTGGGTTCAGATTCGTAAATCTTCCAGATATAATTCAGCGACTCATCAGTAAGCTCATAGCGTCGTGCTCGGTGATAAATCCTTTTGTCACGAACAACATTCGCATCTTGAAGCAAGACCATTCGAAGCTGTCCCCTGCGTGGCCCTTCTGAAAAATATTCCCAATCTCGAATCGTTAATGTTTCGTACATTACCTGGAAAGAACGAATAGCCGGATTGGGATCTTTTCCGCGCTCTACTAAAATCCCCAAGCACCCATCACGATAGTATTTGCTAAGTGCTCGGCGAAAAGCAACGCGTACATTCTCTCCGTTCTGCGCCGGATCTTCCAAAATGTCTTGATGCACGTCATCATCGAAGTTCTGAACTGTTATTTCCCGCCCGGAAGCGTGAGTGTGTTCATCAAGAATCGGAGCGGTAATATTTATATTTACAGTTCGCGCTAAACGGTTTGCGTAAGTAGCCTCACTTTCAAACTTAGGCTGCAAGTCTGTTTTATACGGCGGTACATAAGCTCGCGTCGCAACTAAATCATGTGAACCATCCGCAAAATCCCGATGTGCTATCCAAGTTCTTTCTTGCTTTTTGTAATCTGCATGATATTTAAGTTCGAACCAGCCGCTTTCTTCTGCCATGTTTTTCTACCATCCTAATTTGTTCTTCCCGTGCGCGGATTCGCTCGTGCCGAGAAATTCCATAACTAAACGCATCCGATTTGTGACTTACTAAATCTCCGGAGCCTTTTGCAATCTTGCCGTGATTATCCCACGTCGTTCCGTTGAAGCTACGAATTAGATGCCCGAGTTCGTTATTGATATGCACCCGATTTTGATTAAATGCCCGGTTCGTAACGATCACTCGAGTCTGTATCTCGTCATTGTAGCGAGGGGCTGCTAGCCGAACATTAGTATACCCCCCGGAGAATAATCTTGCTTGAATAATTTGATAGTCATTAGTTAGCCCCCGAGTATCGCCCGCCCAACCGTTTGCATCTCCGTCGATAATAATTTCGTGAGATTTATAGATAAACGGCGAGAATTGTTTAATAAAATCGTCCATCGCATCATCCGTTGTGCGACAATCGTGCGGACTTTCCGCCACTGCATACCACTCGTTTGCTATAAGCTGAGCGGCAACCCAGGCAACCTGCCCAACGTTAAAATCCCAAAGTAGAAAGAGCTGCTCCACATCTTTAGCAGGCCCGTAAGGTTTATCGGCATGAATAAGCTGATTGAACTTGTAACAGTTCCCTTGCGAGAGCGGGACAAACTCGCCGCAAATCCAAGCTCGGATAAGAAGCTCATCGTTACCGTAGTTATCGACCTGCCCAGGCACGTAATCTTCCGGCAGAAACGGATTCCAATACGTGCGGTAATGCAAGACAAGCTTGCGGTCATTATATCGAAACTGCCCGAACTCTCCGGCAACTTTCATGTCCGGCGAAGAGAAACGGTCATAGAAATGGTTAAGCCCCTGTGGAGCACCAAGAAAAAGTTTTTGCGTTTTGCCGCCTCGTTCATCACGCACCCGGTCAAGAGCATCAATAATACCGTTCTCATCGCAAGAGCCGGTTTCATCAATCGTGATATGAGTTAAATTCTCGCCGTGAAGTTTTGAGTTTGCGGATTTAAAGAATATCGAATGTCCATTCACCCGATACCGCAAAACCATCTGCGAGTAATTCACTTCAAAGTGAACACCCTCGATCCACCCTAAGCTTTCGAGAAAACGGATATACCCCTCAAGCCCGATCCACCGTGTTAGCGAATAATCCGGGGCAAGCCACCAGCTAATTCCGCCCGGCGCAGCTAAAGAGCGATTATGATGCCAGAAGCGCGCAACTGTAGTTTTACCGCAGCCCTTACCGCCCGGAATTGCAAGCTCGTTATGCTTGTGATCTTGGATCAGCTCATAGTAATAAGGCAAAAAAGTAAGATTAGTGGGTTGTAATTCATTCACTTATCGGCATCGTTGTTGTTATAAGTCTGATCGAGCATAAGCGACATGGATTTCAATAGCTGATCCATACCACAAAGTTCACTAAGAATTTCAAGTGCGCCGAGTCTGCGCCCTGAGTTCTTTTCTAGTTCGCGGTTTACTTGAATTGAACGCAAAGATTGCTTATCAAGTTCTTTCATTACTTTGACGTGTGACTCGATTGCTATTCGCTCGCACGAGTCAGCAATTTTTTTCTCGAGCACAAAGAGCTTACTTTGTAGCTCTTTGCGTTGCTTAATCTCGGACTCAAGTTCTTGAACACTATCGAGCGTCGGTGTGTAAGTTTTCTGAGTTTGCCCGCTCGTGCCGAGATAATTCAAGCTCCCAGGAGGCCTCAGTCCCGAAAAGGTACGTGTAGATTTCTCGCCAGGCCCACATTCTTCCTTCAAATTCTCCCGACGAGTAATCACTCCCACAACTTGCCCAGTATCGTTTAAGTTTTGCGTCACGATTAACTTTCTCCTTTAGCCAATGCGATAAAGTATCGAGCAGCTCTTCAGTTGACTTATGCTGCTGAAGGTGAATCGTCTTTGGTTGTTCTTCTGCGTTCGTATTTTCCTTTCGGTTCATCTTCTGCTTCTATTTCCATTTCTATATCGATCCCTATCGCATGAAGCTTTCTTTCCAGCCAGTTGAAATTATAGGCGACGGAAAGTGGTCCAACGCCAGAGTGTATTTCAATATCTGAGTAGCCTAAGGCAATCGCTAAGCGCAAGGAGCTGCTAATGTCTTTGTGCTTTATCGGTAAGCGCCGAATGATAATCCCTGAGCGGCGCATGTCGAGAATAATCGCGATCTGTAAGATGTCGAGCGGGCAGTAATAATTATCGTGCCGAGAGCGAAAGCGCGAGGTTGGCTTAATCATCTTGCGAGCTTTCATATCTGTAAGCTGCGATTGTTGGAAAGTTTCGAAGCCTAGTCTATGAATTATCTGCACAACCTCCGGCGCGGTATAAAAGATTTCTTTGCGCAGTTCTATTGGGTGCGTTTCTTTTGGTTTGAGAATTAATAGTTTGCCCATTACAAGACCTTCTTTTCTAAAATATATTCTTTAGGAATCGCGCAGCTTGAACGATACCAAAAGCCACTATTATCTTCGTAAAAATCTTGAACCATCAAGACGCCCTTGTCATCATCGAGTAAAAGAAACCCACAACTTTCAATCGTCATGTTCCGGTTGAATTCTTCGGCTCGCTTGAAACCCGGATTTTCCCCGCAAGCATCAAGCCATTTCACCCAAACCATTTTCTGCTTTGTGAAGTGCTTGCGCTTGCTGCTAGTTGAACTTGTTTTTTTCCGTGGCATTTTCTTTCTCCTTCTTTAAGTAAATAAAATCCTCAAGTTCTTTTGGTGGTGACGGCGGAGGCCCAGACCAAGGTTGAATGTTAATCGGCGGGAGCGCTGCCATACTTTCACGCATTCCTTCGTTCTGTAGTTGCTGCTTGCGGTAGTCAGTGTCGAATTGTTCGATCTTTAAAACTTTAAGGGAATAGATAATTGCGGTGATGTTTAGCTTCTCTGCTGCTTT